CGGATAATTCTGGCCTCTGTTGAGGCAAACCCTTCTTTGGTTTGCTTGGCGTTAATCACATCATCAAGACCTCGTTTAACCCAATCAAGTATCTTGACATTAGGCAGATCCTCTAGATCGCCATAAACAGGCAATCCATCCTCGTCATAAATAGGTCTGCCATTGCCGTCAGTCTTGAAACGATAAATCTGCGGCAATGATTCGCCTTCATTGGCGGCCATACTAACTGCTCGAGCATAGGCTTTTTTGAATGCCGGTCTATCCAAATAAGCCAATAATTCTTTGTCATTCAATATACCAACAGGCGTGTCATACGCTGCCGCATAAAGTGGCGCTGCTTTGCTTTTTTGCTGCTCTGTTAAATCACGCAATAACATGTTTGTATTCTGCAAACGTTCTTGCGCGGCAGCCGCCAAGTCAGCAATAACACGATCTGACTGAGTGCGAACACGCTCTTGTAAGAATTCACCTTTCGGACCCTTGGCGGCGCCAGGCGTATTGACAGCGCCAGCGGCACGCGATAGCAGTGATTCGCCGCCAATATCAGCAAGTGTTGTCTGCTTACCTGGCGTGGCCTGCATCAGTCGGCGCTGTAACTCTGCTGGCGTTAACTGATCACGCTCCATGCCTTGAATAATTAGCTGCGCAGCTTTTTGTTGCGCTGCGGTACCGCTTCTTCCTAATACGTCACGCGCTTTTCCTGCACCGTAAGAAGCAAGCCCCATAGCCGGTGGTATGGCGGCACCAACACCAGCGCCAAGACCAGCACCAAGCACTGCGCCCTGTAACGTACTGGTAGCGCCACCTTCCGCTTGCCCTGCGCCTCCCAACGCGCCGCCTGCCGAGCCAAGGACCGCGCCCCTTCCAACTTGCGCTCCAATGCTTGTTCCTTGCAACGCTGAAGGCAATGCGCTCGTCAAAGCCTGTGCGCCTCGAGTCACGGCACCTGCGACCTGGGGTGCGCGCGCGGCAACTGCTGGCACTGCTGCGCCCATCGTAACAGCTGCCGGTAATAAAGCTCCCGCAAGCTCGCTACTTGCTGCCGCCATAGGGTTTTGTTTTTGATACTGTTTAATACCTTCTCGTACCGCCTCAACGTTGTCTTGGTACGATCCTTTGGTAAACGCTGCTTTGACTGCCGCTTCAATTTCGTCAGAAAATCCAAACGTTAAACCTTGCATAAATGTGCGGAATGCTCCCGCTTCCACCTCGCCCACGCCGCGACGTTGCCTCGCCATTGCGCCAAGATAGCGTGATGGCGTGTAACCCTCTAAGCGTAAGTAAGCCTCCATATCTGTCTGTGGAGCGCCTTGCTCGAACATCTTGCGCATATTGGCGGAAACGCGTTCAAGGTTTGTCATGGCTTATTTCCTTGGCGTAAGACCGTATTGATTCATAATATTTGGTGCGCCTGGTATGGCAATGGTGCCGGATAGTGATGGATAACTCATGCCTTGCGCTGTGTACTGCTTCTTGCGTTCTTCCTCAATGTTGACAATTTCTTTCTTTAAGTTTCTTAGTTTTGTCTTCACAGTTTCCGGATCATCTGACGCAAATGGAATGAAAGGTCTAAGCCTGTCAACCTCGCCTAACGGAACCGTAGCGCCAGAAATGTTTTTAATCAACGTGCTTCCAATCTGAGCAACAGCGGCACGCGTTTCAACATTGCGCTGATTTGCAAATGGATCACGAATGGCTGATGGCACTCTTCCGGTAATTGGGCCTACAGCATCTGGGTTTTCTTCTAAAAGTTTGATAGTCCTGTCAATTGAATTAACGCTTGATTGATTTTGGACAAACTCTTCCGTTACCGCGGTAGGAATAGTCTGTCCTTTACCTTTCAGCGCCTCTCCAGAAGGTCCAGAAACCGTTCTTGATTGCGCCCCTGTTTTAGAAACAAAGAACATATTTCCAGAAGCGTCCGTAACAAGTTCACGATCACCTTGCTCTAGTCGTTGCTGGCCTTGTTGAAGTTCTTGACCTCTAAAGCCAAGCTCTTGAGCGCGGAAAGCGTTTTGCTGTGCCGTTTGTGTTTTATCAAATGCGAACTTGCGTTCATTCAAATCCTGTGTGCTTAATGCTCTTAAGTTAGTCGCCGCTTCGCCTGGCGTCATTTGTTTACCGTAAGTTCCAACGGTTTTTCCTGTGTACTTATCAACAATAAGTATTTGGTTTCCAGTATCAATCTTCTCTTCATTTGGTTGCGGTGAAACATCAAGCACTTTGACGCCGCCACGCTTGCCAACTACATAGCTAACAGGTCTACCGCCAATCATGCCCGTGTTAGTTCCTGTCCCATATTCCTCTGGCTTGACGTTTTCACCAATGTATTTGACTGCTTCAGCGTACGGCATTTGCGAAGCAATTAATCGTTGTTCTGGCGAAAGACTTGCAAATGGCGTTGATGCTTGTACGGCTTGCTGTTGTGCTCTTGCAGCATCTTGCGTTGGCCCGCCACCTCCTGCCATAGCTGCCTGTCCCGCTTGAAATTGCTGCGCTGCACTAGGTTGCGCGGTTAATGTCTGGCGTAATGCTTGCTCGCGTTGCTGTTGCTGTTGCATTTGTTGAAGTTGCATATTCAACATCATCCGTTGCAAGCCTTGTTGCTGCGCCCCTTGGTAACCTGCCTGCCCCGCTTGCAATGCTGCACCTAGCGATTGCCCAAGGCTTGTTGGCGTTCTTGAAGGGCCGCCAGCTTGCAATAGGGCCGCCGCTGCTTGCAGGGCGGCATTCCTTCCTGCTTGCGCTTCAAGTCCTGGCGCTTGTGCTTTAAGTAGTTTTGACAGCGGATCATCTTCGGCTCCTCCGCCAAACAGTAATCCGCCAAGGTTTGCTAGGTTGAAACTTGTTGCCATGATTTACCTCAACAATCCAAGCAAGCCACCGGCAATTGCGCCGTATGGCCCTGTGAACCCAAGCAATGGGCCGAGTTGCGATCCAGCAAGCGCACCGCCTAGTACTGACGCGCCCGTGTTTTGAAAGTACGGTGATGTTTGTTGCGTGCCAAGATTGGTTTGACCAAGACCTTGCTGAAGGATCTGCAACTGCTGCAACGGGTAATTTTGTTGGCGCATGAAATCTTGGTACGCCAAATCCAAATTGGCTTGATTCATGGCTTGTTGCTGTGCGCCAACACCTTGTAATCCTGCTGCGGCTTGTTGGCGTAAACCAATGTCCTGCGCACCGAGCGCAGCGGCCTGTCCAAACCCTTGCTGCGCAAGTTGTGCCGCGGCCTGCGCGCCTGTTTGTAATGCGGCTTGCTGTTGCAGTGCTTCTTGTACCGCTTGGCGTGTTCCGCCATACGCGCCAGCCTTTGCCGCGGCAGCGCGTGACTGTTGTTGCTGCATCAGTCGTTGCGTTTCAATGTTGCCGAGCGTGTTTTGGATAACTTGCTGGTTATAAGGATTGTAAAAGTTAGCCATGGATTCGCCAAGACTTAGCGGCGATTCTCTTATGGCGGCCATTGCTTCTTGTTGCGGTTGCGTGAATCCCGCAATCCTTGGCCCGCCATAGGCTTGATAAGGTTGCTGCGCTACTTGTTGCGCGAACGCATAATTCTGTAGTGCCGCTTGTTTGTATTCTGGATCTGGCTCGATCCTTGTTGTGGTGGTTCCGCTTGCGCCGCCGCCTTTACTCATGGTGATAACTCCTTGGACATGACAGTCCACTTTTCTTGATAACCTTCGTCCGCCAGAAACGATTTGACCCATCCGCGCCGACCAGCTAGCGTGACGCGATTACATCCTATGGATAGCGCCCACTTTTCGATGACGGGACGCATTGCGGCGAGTTCTTCGATGTTTCCGCCAGCCAGGAAGTAGTGACATGCCTTGCTTCGCGGATAAACTTGAATCTCAGTAATGACAGCGGATTGCGAACCGGGCCAAAACTGCATTTGCTTGTTTGTCACGGCCTTTGCAATATCTTCAATGGTATGCGTTTGTCCAGCGTGAAGCAATGCCGCCTCAAGGTAAGGCTTGCATCGCTCCCAGTGCTGAAGATCAAACTTTGTCATTGGATAGAAAACAAGCCGCCTGAATCTACGTTTTGTGGCGTGAAACTTGATAAAAGACCTTGGACTGGTTCGCCACTACCTAACTGCCCAAGATAGTAGTTATATGGCTGCAAAGTCATATTCTGCGCGGCCTGGTTGTAGCTTGAAAATAGCTGCGCTTCGGGTGATGCTGTAATTGATTGGCGAATATCTGACAGCGGGACGCCTTTGTTGTACTCGCCAAGCCAGTAGCCGTAATCGGCTTGCGTTGGCATCCTTCCAAGTGACGTGCGATAAGTGCGGTTTAGCAACGCTTCTGGTGATGTGCCAATAGATTCCTGAATCGCGCCAGCATCAACGCCTTTGGCGAGTTCACCGCCCCAGTAATTCAGATCGGCTTGCGTTGGTGCGCGTCCAAGCAGTGATTGATACCAGCCCGTTACTTGTTGATCGTAAGGATTGACAACGGGTTGCGTCGGAACATTCAAAAGGCTATCCGTTACCGATCCACCGGGTAGTAAAGTGGAGCGATCATCAATGAAATTATCCTTGCCCATTTCAAGCAAACCCGTGTTTCCGCCAGCAGGGGTTGATGTACTTGTTCCGCCAGTGGTTACAAGTTGTTGATTAATTGCGCCTTGGTCAACAGATTGCTTAATGTCCTGCCCTACTTTTACCGTGTCTTTGGCTGCATCCTTTACATTCTGATCGTTAATTTGTTTGCTCTGATCGCTTGGCTGCGTCTCGGCTGGCTCAACGGCTGGCCGCCACTTCTCACCGGATGGCAGTACATAGGGCGTTACTTTGCCCGTGTTGGTGAACAGTAAACCTTCAGGCCCGAAACCGTAACGGGTGTAATCGCCAGCGTATGGCGTATACGTTCGTTCCGCCAAACCTGTCTGGGTAATGCCTTGCGTTGTACGTTTAGCGCCTACTTGACGCGCTGCGTTAATGTCAATCTCTGGTTGCGCTGAACGCAGAAACTCGCTGCGCAGTTTCTCTGGGCTTGCTAATTCGTTTTGTGCCCAATCCCAGTATGCTGTTTCATTGGGTTGCGGTGCGCGTCCCAAGACTGACGTGTAAAGCTCAGGTATCGCGTCACGCAAAAACGCGCTGCGCAACTGTGCTGGCGTCCACTTTTCGTTGTTGGCGGACATGAGCCACCAATTCACCTCATCGTCACGCGGCGCTCTGTTAAGCGCCTGCTGGTACAAAGCCTGTATGTCTTGTTTCGTTGCCATGTCTACCTCTAGATCGACGTTGCACTGATGACGCCAGAATTATTAACCGTGATGCTGTATCGCGTTCCGTTTGGCGAGCGAAGGATCAACCGCATACCCTCCACAAACTCAACGTCTTGCAGCTTTTTCAAGTTCAACGCATCGGCACTTTCCAAAGCGCGGTTGCGTTCACGCTCAAGCGGTTGCGAATAAGTATTTGGCGGCGTCGGTAATCTCATCGCCCGCTACCTGGTACAGCGTCCAAACGGATCGTGCCAACACGCCAATCAGCATCAGCATTACCAACCACGCGCATTGCTACTTGGCGGCCTGTGAACCGTGCATTCGTGTACGGCTGCATGGTATAGGGGCCATAAGTTGTGCTTGATGATTCTGGCGTTGGTTTCGTGTAAAACGTTAACTTCACTTGACCTTGTGACTTTTCATCCGGCAATATTTGCCGCACTGCCATGAACCGATCACCCGTTGACAGTTCAACCGGGCCTGATTCCGCGTAACGCGTGGACGTGATAGGGGTTCCGTTATCCGTCCATCCGTTTTCGTGCTCGTACAGATAGCCGTCCGTGCCAACCGCCAAAGGATTTGTGAATACGCCTGAATCCGTCCAGCATGTGCGGGCTAACGCGCCAATCGCCCAATGGTTCTCGCGGTAATTCCAAATGATGTACCGATCACACTCATTGCTATCTGCTGACGGATAGAACCACCACACTTCGCCAAACGCTGAATTGTGGCCTGAGTAAATCTTCGCCACTTGATCAAGGTTGATGTCTGTAAACACATAATCGCCAACCGAGCAAGGTAACGGTTGCAGCTGGCCGTTGAATAGGAAAAACGATTTGTCGCTCATCCATACCGCGCCACCCTCAATCACGGCAACAGCTTGCGGGCCAATCAAACCACAAAACGAACCCACTTTTTCCTGACCATAAACCAATGGCGGCCCAAGGTAATTCATGACATGGGCATCAGTCTCGGTAAGGATCAAGACCTGACCACGCACGCGTTTTGCCGCCAGGATGCGACCGTTAGTCTGTAACTCTAACGCGCCCGCGGTATTCGTTCCTGATGGCGTCCAAACCGTGTTGTCCTCCTGATCTGACCATTGCACTAAACGCGGGTTACCGCCAGCGCCAAGGGCAAACAGGTAACGCTCTGGCGTGACAATGAGTGCCGTGTTATCGGTTGGTGCGTTTGTGATGACAGCGGCAAGCGATCCAACGTTGTTTTGCCACTCGTAAAGTTTTCCGTCTGAGTTGGCACACGCCACAAGATACTCGCCCCAGTTATCAAGCGACCAGGTTGTGGCATCGAGTTCCGCGCCAACGCTTCGCTTCGTTCCGTAAGTGGATGCGCCGTAATTGGCTGCGCCGTAACCGTAACCCGTGAACGATGATGATCGTCCAGTGATATAACCGGATGGCGTGATGTTGTAAAAGTTTCCGCCATTCCAAACGTAAAGTCTGGAGTGCGTTCCCACGGCAAGCCAACGGTCATAATCGTTATCCCGCCAACTGAACATGCCACGCGCTGAACCTGTAAATGTATCGCCTGACGCTTTCACCCACCCGCCAACAGGCCGCATGGTTCCTTCGTACCACCTAACCAAATTTGCGTCCCAATACCTACCCGCGGCCTGGTAATTGGTGCCGTTCCTGTATACGCCTGGCGGTATTTTTAGCGGTGCAAGCATGTTTATCTCATCATAAGTGCTTCAGCTTCACGTCTGCGCGTTAAGCCACGCATCACACGTCCGCGTGCCTTGTTCCACTTCACGCACTCTTCACGCGCCCCTGCCCAGTCGCCTGAGTCAATGCGTCGCTTAAACGTTGAGACCCGATAGTTTCCTAGTCCGCAATTGTATGCCCACGACAGGACAGCTGCGAATCGGCGTGGCGCGGCGGAAACAAGCCTCGGTGATAGTTTGATAAGTCCTGTGGCAAAGTGAATCAGGTGAGCCTCTAAGCGTTTCTCGCATTCCGCCATCGACCAAACGGTTGTTGGCGTTACGTCCGTGCCTGTTGTCCCAAACCCTATCGTGTAAGGATCGCCATTGGAACCAGGATCGGGATAGGCGGCAACCATACCGTTTGGCAATACCTTAGCGCAGCCCTCAAACGGAACCACCAATAAGTCTTTGGCGATCTTGATAGCCTCTTTCATTGTTTCTGGTACTTCTCAATAGATCGGCCAACAAACCAGAATGACACGCACATGGTGAAAAGGCCAAAGTCATCCGAGTCCCATGATTGGTTTAACACGTCCTGCCAACTTGCTTGCGATTCAAACGCTAGATAGATGGCGGCAACCTTCACGGCTGCGTACATAAAGAAAAGCGACCATGTGATACCGGGACGCACTAGCGCGGATATAGCCGCCACGAACCAACCAGCTGATTTGGCGGTTTCGGCTTGCTCTTCAAATGCGGCCTTGATCGTATCGAGTTGCGCAATGGAATGGTCAACGTACTTCTCTTCCATCTTGAACTGGCCGCGCATTTTCTCCAGATCGGTTTGGAGTTGAAACATATTCAACTCATGCTGCCGTTCGTTCTTTTTATCCATGAACTTTAGGATCTCTGGCGCGAGCCTGAATAGGCCGCCAAAGATCGAACCAAGAAGTCCACCGGATAACAGGTCAAACATATCAGTGCAACTTGAACGTTGTATTGATCAGCAACAGGATAATGGCTCCTGCGCTTGCGATAAGGATTTGCTCCAAACGCTTTAAGCGGGCGTTGATGCCCGCGTAACGTTCAGCGCAGACTGCTTCATGCGTTGACAATTTAGCCTCCACGTCTTTAGCGTTTGGTTCCACGGTTTACGCTCCAAGCGAATCGCCGCCTATCGAATCAGCGGCAATGATTTCAACAGTTACAACTTCATCAACCGTTGTTGCATACTTACCCTCAACCCATGTCTTGTCAGAGTGGTTCCAGTTCCATTGATAACCTGCCCTGTCTGCTGGCTTTGGTGGACGTACAACCCATTCATGCGACCACCAGATAACTTCCATACCTTCAGGGCAGTCCGGTGCATCAGGCACTTCAATCCAGCCCTCTGTACCGTCTGTTTGAGGCTTGGGAATACTTCCGTTTTTACTGTAGAGCATTTGTTACCTCGTCACTGGACTGGGAAGGGTGCGGTTGGTATGGTAGTCACGGTTCTTACATAACCAGGAGTGATTCGCACATCTTGAAAGTAACCACTAAGCCAATTTTGATATGCAGTTGATCCTGCATTACGCCCAACCATAAGCGTTTGCGCTGATGTGAACGTGGCGCTTTGAGTAACTGCTCCAGAACTTGTACCGACTAAGGTCCCATCAATATAGAGCTTAAGGTTTCCTGTTCCTGTACCGCTTCTTGTTACCGCAAAATAATGCCAAGCATTTAGAGATACTGACAAACCAGTGACTTGCAAAACCGTTGTAAAGTTTAGGTTTAAGAAATATTCAGTTACAACCCCACCAACTATTCTAATAAACCAAGAAAATTCTGGATTAGCTACTCCAACGGCCGCACAAGACACAATCGTCCCGTATTTTTCAGCGTCAGCACTTCTTCCTGCGTTAATTGGATAAACCCACGCCTCCATCGTGAAGTCACCGTTCAAGCTAAAAACAGGAGAACTTCGGCTTGTTAAATAATTTCCATCTCCGCTTAAGTAAATGCTTGTAGGTGGGAACTTTGATGTTGTGCTACT